ATGTGATCTTGAAAGCAAGACAGCTTGGCATTTCTGAAGTTACTGCTGCATATGCCGCATGGTTGATGCTTTTTCATCGTGATAAGAACATTCTTGTCATGGCGACGAAGGCAGAGACTGCAAAAAACATTATAAAGAAAGTCGCAACCGCTCTTAAGAAACTTCCCAAGTGGTTGTGTCTTGCTGAAATCACGACAGATAACAAGCTTTCGATCGAGCTTACTAACGGGTCAGTCATCAAAGCGATTGCAACGACAGATGATGCCGGTCGTTCTGAAGCTCTTTCGTTGTTAATCATCGACGAAGCTGCGTTCATTCCTGCTCTTGATGAGTTGTGGACTGGTCTGTATCCGACTGTTGCGGCGGGTGGTTCGTGCATTGTCTTGTCGACTCCTAACGGCGTCGGTAACAAATTCCATCAGCTCTATACGGAAGCAGAAGACGGACGAAACGAATTCCACCAAACTAGATTGATGTGGTGGTTACATCCTGAAAGAATAGTAGATCTCCAAGACGACTCGAGTAGACCTGGTTTCAAGACTTCTCCGTGGTATAGAAATGAGATTAAGTCTGCAAATATGGGTGTGCGTGAAGTCGCACAAGAACTCGAATGTAACTTCAATGCGTCTGGTGACACCGTCATCGATTCAGAAAAGATGGACTGGATCAATTCAGGTTTGATGGACCCTAGCTCAAAAGAACATTGGGATAGAAATCTTTTCGTCTATTGGCAACCAAAACAAGGAAGCAGATATTTTGTTTCTGCAGACGTCTCGAGAGGAGACGGTAAGGACTATTCAGCAGCACATGTTTTTGACATCGAGACGATGGAACAAATTGCTGAGTATTACGGAAAGATTCCTGTCGAAGAATTTGCAAAGTTATTGTGTGATCTGGGCCACAAGTACGGCAACGCAATGCTTGTTGTAGAAAACAACTCGATCGGTCTCGCATGTCTAGAACATATCAGGCTTGCGGGATACGAAAATGTTTATTATTCGAGAAAAGGAGATTCGAAACCGGGAGAGGCCGTGAACACTGTCTGGGGTGCGTCGAGTCCAGATCTGATCATGGGCTTTACCATGTCACCAAAAAGCCGCCCGCAAGTTGTCTCGAAGTTTGCAGAGTACATCAGAAATCAATCTATGGTGATGCGTTCAAAGAGATTTATCGAAGAATTACGTACATTCATTTGGAACAATGGTCGTCCAGAAGCAATGCGTGGGTACAATGACGATTTGATTATGAGTTGTGCAATTGCAGCATGGATCAGAGACACATACTTATCTCCAAGCGTCATGAATGCAGAAGTACAGAAAAAATTGCTCGACGGTATCGTTACGGAAAAGCATGTTAACACAGAGATAAACGGAGCTAGCAAAGATCCAGACAAAATTCCTCAAAGACAAATGGGAATTTTTAGTCCTAACTTTAAGCAACAACAACAAAGCAGTCTTCGCATTCGGCTGCCAAATGGACAAATCGCGGACTTTTCGTGGTTGATCAGCAAGGGATAAAAAATGCCGACTGACGAATTGATCACAAAAAAGAAAGAAGAACAAGTCGCTCCAAGAGAAACTATATGGAAGCGTCTGACGCGTTTGTTTAGAAGCGGTCCAGTAGTACGTCATAAAATCGCATCGGGTGAAACATTCAACGAACCCAGAGGAACTGCACAGGCGTACAAGAAGGAACTGTCAAGTCTGTATGTCCATTCTCTTGCGTCATACGGTCAATATGAGCGTCTTTCTCGTTATGCAGACTATAGCGAGATGGAGTTTACTCCTGAAATTGCGTCCGCATTGGACATCTATGCTGATGAGACGACTGCGTACAACGAAAACAGCGAGATCTTGAACATCGAGAGTTCGAACGAAGAAATCAAACAAATTCTTGAGACTTTGTTTTTTGAAATTTTGAACATCGAGTTCAACGTCTGGAGTTGGACTAGAAATCTTTGCAAGTATGGTGACTTCGTCTTGTTTGTCGATGCGTCGGATAGCAACGGTATCCTTAATTTACTTCCTATTCCGATCAACGAAATTGAACGTGAAGAAGGGTACGACAAAGCAGATCCGTTCGCTGTCAGATTCCGCTGGTTGACACAGGGAAATATGATCCTTGAGAACTGGCAGATCGTTCACTTCAGGTTACTTGGAAATGATAACTTCCTGCCGTATGGTTCAAGCGTCATTGAACCAGCTAGAAGAATCTGGAGGCAGCTCATCCTCATTGAAGATGCGATGCTCGTCTATCGTATCGTCAGATCTCCTGAGCGTCGTGTGTTTAAGATCGATGTCGGTAACGTGCCACCCGGAGAAATCGATCAGTTTATGGAACAGATCAAGACGAGGCTTCGTAGAAATCAAGTCGTTGATCCTTCTACTGGAAGAGTTGATCTGAGATACAATCCTCTGTCTGTCGATGAAGATTACTTCATTCCTGTTCGAGGCGACAAGAGTTCAGATATCTCTACGCTTCCAGGCGGACAATTCACTGGCGACATCGATGACGTTCAGTACATTCAAAACAAAGTGTTTGCTGCTCTCAAGATTCCAAAGGCTCACCTCGGTTACGAGTCTGAGCTTGGGTCCAAGGCGACCTTGGCACAGCAGGACGTGAGGTTCGCTAGAACGATCGAGAGAATTCAAAGGATTGTCGTGGCGGAACTCAATAAAATCGCCATCATCCATCTCTTCCTCCTTGGATACTCTGGAGAAGATCTCGTTGATTTTGAACTCAGGTTAGCGAGTTCTTCTACTATTGCCGAGCAACAAAAACTTGAGCTTTGGAGGACAAGGTTCGAAATCGCCGGTGCTGCGCAGGAAGGAATGCTTGATAGAGAAACGATTTATCAAAAAATCTTCCACATGAATGACAAAGACATACAGAAAGTGCGTGAAGGCAAGAGAGTCGACAGGATGGAAGACCTCACTCTTGAAGCGATGCAACCTACGACTGAAGCAACTGCAGGTGCTGCTGAAGCAGAAAAACCTGAAGAAAAACTTCCAGGAGAAGAAGAATTGCCTGCGACGCTTGGTGGCGAAGCTGGTGCAGAAAAACCAGAAGCTACTCCAGAAACCGCTCCTGCAGAATCAGTTGTCCATGAAAAAAGAAACAAAGGCAGCGAAGGAAATCAAGCAGAAATCTCCGTCAGCAAAGGTAAAGATTTGTTTTCGACAGGTGAAGACATCTACAATCTCGCATTCGGTACTGAGAAGCAGACAGCGAGCGATCCCAATGATCTTGCCTCATTGAAGAGATTGATTACGAGACCGTTTTCTGAATCGATGATGCCCTCGTCTAAGGCTTCGTACGTCGAAAGACGGATCAAAGAGGATATCGACAAGGCAGAGAAATTCGAAAAAGGAATAAAAGCAGCGCTTCGTGAGGCCAAGAAAATCTCGCGAAGATAGACATGAATTCTTTGTTTGTACCATACTTACTCTCATGAAACGAACAATAGAAAAATCGTGTGTGATTTGTAATGTTAGTTTTTTTGCATGGAGAGACACTCAAACAACATGTTCTTTGTCATGTGCGAGAAAATTACCAAGAAAAAAGAAATGTTACCATGTTATACGAAAAAGATTTGATTGTCGTTGCTCATTTTGTAACGAGCAATTTAAAGGAAAGAAAGATCAAAAGTTTTGTTCTAAAAGTTGTTTCCATAAATGGGAATTGGGCAACATAAACAGAAGTCCTAAAACTCAAGAACATAGAGAAAAAATCGGAATTTCACAAAGAAATGTTCTAAAAGGACCGCAAACAAAAGAACATCGAATGAATATTTCACTTTCTAAGAAAGGAAAGAAATTTTCAGAAGAACACAAGCAAAATCTTTCTAAGTCTAAAATAAAAACGATGCAAGAAAAGTTTGTGTTTGGAGGAAAGCAAGAAGAATATATTTCGTTAAAGACAAACGAAAGAAATTTTGCGCATTCGTCGTACGAAATCAGAAGAATGAAGTTTTTAGACAATGACAAACGTGTCATTTTTTGGACGAAGAATCATAAGATTGTTATCGAATACGAGCTTTGTGGGGTAATTAGAAGGTATTTACCGGATTTTCTAATAGAATTAGAAGACGGAAGAAAAATCATCGAAGAAGTCAAAGGATGGGTAAGAAATAAAGATGTTTTTGACGCAAAAGTGAAATCAGCTATAGAATTCGCAAAGAAAATGGTATGGAATACAGAGTGTTGTTTGCGAACGACTTGGAGAAAGAATAATGGCTGCGAAACATTTTAAACACAATCGTAAAAGAAATTCGGGGTTGATTTACGAATTTTTAGTACGTCGTATGGCGACGCAGATACTAGATCACGATGAAAAGGGATATAAGAAATCACTCGAGATCATAACTCGCTACTACGCTGATGGTTCTTCTCTTCGTGAAGAGAAAGACTTGTTTGACGTCATTCAGACTACTCGTGGTGTTTCTGAGCAAGTTGCACGACAGGTCGTTGCAAAAGTCAAAGAACATGCTTCACGTTTGGATAAATGGAAGATTGATGTCAAGAAGAGTAATCTCATCAAGGACATCAATTACGCATTTGGAAAAGATTTCTTTTCTAGACATCGAATCAATGAATATAGACTTTTTGCATCTATCCAAATGGTCGTTGACAGCTGCAAAGCTAACCATGACAAGAAGACGATCAACGAAAGTGTTCAAGTCATGCAACTTGAGGAAGCGCTTGTCAAATTCATGACGTTTGAACAACCTCAAAAAAGACCAGACTCTGAAGAAAAAGTTGATAGTCTCGTATGTGCAATTGCTGCGAAGAAATTTCAAGAGAAATATGGCTCTTCGTTGAACAGAGATCAAAAAACATTGATCGAAAAATACATGCGTTGCATGATGACAGGTGAAAACGAAGAGTTTGTTGCACATCTTTCTGACGAAAAACGTAGAATTGCTATCGAGTTACACAAGTCTGATTCTATGAAAGAAATAAAGGAAGACTCAGTGATGAGGGACAGATTGAACGAAGCCAAGAAGAAGCTTTCGAACGTCGATGTCTCTTCTGCATCTGAAGAATCTGTCCAGGAAATGATGCTGTTTCAGAAACTTGTAGAGGAGTTGACCTCAAATGAATG